TTGGGTCTTGTCAAAGAAGTTGACCAGCATTTTTGAGCCACGCGCTATTGGCACAAAGTGATCCGCAAAGTCTTTAGAAAACATAGAGAACATTTGCGGGAAGTCTTGATCCTCATTGTACCAAAGACCACCCACCATTAAGAAAGGCTCGCCCTCTTTACGAGCTAAGTAGCACTCAGAGGATTCATACATTTCAATCAGAGCTTCTTCTATATCCAGATGCCCTAGAAGTTTTAGCTCCCGCTTGTTTTCTTGGCTAAGATTTAAAAGTACCTCTTCTATGTGATGAGGCAGAAAAGGGGTAAGGTAATACTTGCCCCTTTGCAGAATCTTAACCTCATTTGTATATTTGTTGGAAGCCATCTGTGACTTGCTTGATGAAGTGTGGATCGCGGTCTTTCCAGTATCTTGGGTCATTCATCATCTCCCTGAGTTCTTTTTCGCTGATTCCTGCTACTGCCTGAGTATTGCCAGCAAACGAACCATCCTTCATAGCTTCCATAATAGCTTCTAATGCAATAATACCCTCATGGGATTCACACATTCTTTCTATTGCTGGAAGTGCTGCCTCTGGAAAAAACTTATTGGCAAACAAAGATGCAGCCTCAATACGCTGATCTGCATTATCACCCAGCATTTTTGCTTCTGCCTCAATGTCAGGCATTGAGCCATTCATTGTTTCAGCATACATGGCAATGCCCTGCTCAAATTCTTCCTGAGAGTATCCATTCTCAAAAGAATGCTCGGCCCACCAAGATAGCAGCTTGTTATCTACAGCAGAAGATTCATCTATGGAGTCTGGAAGCTGATAATCACCAGCCGTTTCTGGCCTGTTGCTAAATGCTTCAGACTGTATTTCTTCCATAATTCTGCTGCGAATATCTTCTTCCTTAGTGCCAAGTTTGGATTCAAGCTCCTTGTATGCTTTGGCTAGGTCTTCTCCGCTATTGTATTTCTCTGGCAACCACTCTGGTCTTGAGGGGGCTGCTGTTTGCTCAACGTCTTCCTGAGTTACAAAATCACGCCCATCGGCTTCTGCTACCTGTGCTGCTTCTTCACTCATTTGTTTTTACTCCTATGTGCATGAGCAATCCTTTGCTCAATCATTCCCACAAAATAACGCTGGCCCTCAAGATGACGAAGCTCTTCCGTAGAAATATTCGGGCCGTTTACCAACTCAATGGTAACGGATCGAAAGTATTTCAAAACCTCTTGACCTGTTGCGCTAGAAAATATCTGGGCAATATTCTGACTTATCTGGACATCTCTGTCCGAACTACGCTGAATACCGTCTATTCCAATATTAACCTTGTTGCTCAATGGGCATACCTTGCTGTTGTTGTGCCAGTTGCTGCGCTAACGCAGCTATCTGTCTACGCTGTTCTTCGTCACGAATCAAGCTCTCTGGCACACCAAATTTCTTAGCAAGGTAAATAGCTGTCTGCTCACCATCAATAAGTAGCTGCAACATCTCTGGCCCAAAGCCAGTGCCAACCATCTCAATAAACCTAGCAACACTAGAAATATCCTGATTGGCTTGCGCTTGAGCAAGCGGAGATACAGAGCGAACCTTAACCTCACGACCATTTATAGTCGGAACCTCAATGCGCCCTTGTTTCTTGAGAATGTAAATAACACGCTGCAAGACAGGCTGAACCAATTCAGCTTGCAATCTACCAAATGCAGCACCCATTCTTCTGGAAAGATCAGCCATTCTTTCTGCAATCTCAGTTGCAGTCGCAGGAGTGCGATCAGGATTCCCCAACATATCGTTGTAAAGTGCGCGTTTAATATTCAATCGCATGTCACTCAACACAAGTTGCGCTACATCAAAGCGACCAGCAGCTTGAATAGGTTGCAATCCAGCAGACCCCATAGCCTTTGGTATTATAGTCCCCGGCACTAAGTTAATGGTATCTGGATTAATGACACCATCATCCTCCATTTGGTATATACCTGATATAGACATTTGGGCATTTTCAAGGATTAACTCAATCGTAAGGTTGGTTGTTTTAATAGAAGACAGGGCATTTAAAAGCGGTCCACGTCCATAAACCTCACCAGCGCACTTAGACCATCTAAAGCAAACAAATGGATTAGACCCAACGCCACTTAATTTCTTATAATGCAGCACAGTTTCTGTAGTCATACAGATTGCATAGTGCAAATAGGCTTCTTCATTCTTTGTTGAGTAGTCACGGCAAACTATTTCAAGAACAGTTGTTTCCCTATTTGCTCCCATTTGCGAAGTAACTTTGTTATCAAAGGTTCCATTCGGAAACATCAAAGGCAAATGGTCAAACTTAACCTTCTTACGCTCACGGAATACGTGATCTATTCTGTCGTCGGGGCCGGTATCAAGTACGACATGGGGTAGGGGTATTGCAGAAAAGTTTACTGGGTTTAGTGAATCGCCTTCCTCGACGCACAAAATACCAGTCCCGACAGCCAAATCCATGAAGGATTCATGGACTTCTTGGCTAAAGTTTGAGTTCTGAAGTACCTCAAACACATACTCGGTAACTTCATCCAACTCATTATCAATTGCTTCTCGTTGCTCTGGGGGTATTTCACTGCCTGATATTAAGTCTGCCCAACGCGCATAGTTTGGAACAATGCCTGACTGTAGGCGGCTTGCAAACTCTTGAACGCCCACAACAGCAGTCTCGTCAAAGATTTTCTCATCTCTACGCTGTCCATGTTCTTCATAGTAAAAGGATTCACGCTGCGGCAAAGCGTACTCATAGCACTCTTCAAACAGAGGAACCCACTGTTCCCGAAAGGCTTTCGCCTTCTGGTACTTTTCAATATAACGCTTTGCTACCTTGTCCATTAGTAATTGAACCTACCAAGAAATCCACCGCCACCAGCGCGGAATAAGGAACGACGACCAGCACCACCACGCATACCGCGTCTTTGTGTTCTTGCTTCTAATGCCTGTGAAATATCTTCCCGCTTTTGCTCTGCAAGTTTTTCAACTTCTTCACGCTTTGCAACATCAGCTTCTACTCGTTGTTCGGCTGCTGCTCTCTTTTCACTTTTACTAGGACCAAAGCACATAACAATCTCCTTTTTGCCTTCCTATTCATAAAGAACAGAAAAGATCAACGCACAAAGATTACATTCTTGCCCAAACACTCTGCCGTTTTTTCTTGGGCGACTTAGTAAATACATCAAAGTTTCTCTGAGCAACAACAGGTTTTAAGGGTTTCTGAGTATTCATCAAAGCCCTGCCCTCACCAGCACCCAAGAATAAATACTGAGCCGCATCGTGAATGTGGCTGAACATATTCTTGTCTGGTTTATCAGCATACCGTTCGCCAGATACTTCCATTCTCTTATAGGAATACCCGCCCTCAAAGCCCTTAATAAGCTGAGAACAGCGCCTATCAATTAAAAGTGCTGGCTTCCCTTCAACCATCTTGGTCAGCTGGGAAGAGACAGCCTCAAGCCGAAGGTCAACAGAGTTGGAAGGCGCGGGGTACGCCCTCAAGCCAGCACCGCGCAGAATGTGAAAAGGTGTGGATTCATCAGTCTGCGCTCTAAAATCACCAGCAGGATCACCATAGATTATAACCTCGGATGCTGCCGCAAAGCGTATTGCAAGCTCATTCCTAAGAACTTCTGCAAAACGCACGATGCCCATGTCTACCGCCACTATTTCTGACTGCAAAAACCATCGGCCCCTGACCTTCTGACCAAGAACGGCGGCAGGAGTCAATCCAAAGTCTACGCCAACATACACTGGGGTATTGGCTGCTATTGGTATTTCTTCCTCTGCAATGTGAACTTCTGAAGCAAACATCGGATATACAGGCTTTCCATCTTGAATATGACCCAAGCGGTTCATAACATAAACATCTATCCATGATTTTGTTTTACCTTGAATAAGATTAGGATAATATGTCTTCAGCATATTCTTTGTATTCTCAGCCTTCTTATTAGGCTCGTAATCTTCTATCTCGCCTTCCTTGTTTTTTACTTCGAGCATTCCAGAAGGTTGGGTGTAAAAACTCCAATTGTCTGGCTTGACCAGCATCTTAGCTTGCTCACGCGGTATATGATCTGGGATTGGAACCTCACCAGCCATGATAGGCCACCAGTGATCCTCTTCGGGGGCGTTGGTATCGGCAATAACGCCAGTCCAAGAAGGACCGCCATCACGCATAGAAGGATAACGCCCAACACGCATCGTACAGGCATCAATAATCGACTTAGGAATCTCTCGCGCCTCGTTGATCCATATACCTGTGAGTTCAAGTGAAAGCAGTTTCTTAACATCTTCGGGCCTATCAAGAGCCAAGAAAAGAACCTCAAGGTCAATATCTCCCTTTTTAATGTGGTGCGTATATGGCACCGACCAATGAAACTTCCCCCAATCATTCTCAGGAAACCAATCAAGCCAAGTCTTAATAGTGGTTGTTCGAAGCTGTGGGTTGGTATTTCTGATTATAGCCCATCGGCTTTTGCGGATTCCGTCCGGCCCTTTCTTCTGAACAAGGGCGCGGCGGAATACCTCCACACAACAAGCCACAGATTTACCAGAACCAACAGGACCACGAATCCCGCGAAAGAAGGTATCATCCTTCATAAACAATTTTAGTACGTCACCGTCTGGCTTGTACTTGAAATCAATCATCTTAACCCTGCGTCAGTACCCTGCTTGATAATACGCTCTGCAATCTCAGGGCCAATACTATCAATCAACTGATCTAGCATATAATTAGTTACGAACATCTTGCCATGCTTCTGATCGAAGAATTTAAAGTGTTCCTTCTTAACTATATTGCGCAAAAGATTAAGCTCTTCCTGCTTGAGCGTATTTACAAAACTCACTTCTTTGCTTTCTTCCTAGTGGGTTTCTTCTTAGATTCATCGACATTAGGCGTAGAAGGATCGTCAGCCTTGAATGTCCCCTTTTTAGTTCTGGCCTTAACTGGCTCTGGACCTTCCTCCAACTTAACAGAATAACTCATATGAGTTGCTTCAGTCCAAGTAAAGCCATGAAGAGTGTGAGTCGGGCCAGTCCATAACTCCTGAGTATTTCTAATATACCAAGCCATTATTTTTCCCTTGCCTTAGCAATTAACCCACTTATCATCTTGCTTCCAGCCGTTGCCTGATCTGGCGTATCATATACAATATAATCCCTGTTTCTAAGGGCTAACTCAAAAGCAGCTCTTGGCGTAAATCTTTCCAACTTTCCATTTATCATTCTTATAGTAGGAAACAAAATCTCCTTACCATTATACTCCATAGAAGTTGTTCTAACAGTTTCACTCTGATTTGTCATAGCTGTAGAAGGATTTAAAGCGCGAGTTAGCCAAGAAGGAACCTTACCACTAACTGACTTAGGTAACTTTTCCATTATCCCTTACGCCCCTTAGCCGCCATCTCTTGAAACCGCTTCTTGCCGTATTTCTTTCTGCCAATCGCAGCCGCAAGCGCCTTCGGGTCTTTAACATCTTTCTTTTCTAACTCTCGCACCAGCAAAGA